CAACTTTTCAGCATTAATCTCAGCTGTTCATTTATTTGTTTTTACAACTTTTTGTATTAAATTTAACTGAACAATTATTTATTTTTTATTAGTTTATAGTATTTTTATAACTTTTATTTTTTTTACTTTTCTCAAAATATTATATATAATAAACTAATCATATTATATAACTGCAAAAAAAATATTTTAATTTTATTATTATATTATAATTTATATATGATATTTATAATATATAACTTCTATCATTTTTAACTTTAATATTTATTATATTTTTTTTTATATTCAACTTTTCTAATAAATTCTTAATTTCATTATTATGAGTTATTATTAATATTTTTTTATAATACTTTTCTAAAAATGTTACTAATATTTCAATTTTATCATAATTTAATTTATTTATATCATCTAATACTTCATCTATCATAATTATATCACTTGTACTATGAATATTATTATTTTTAAATATTAATTTTAATAAACTACAAATTACAATTTGTTCATAATTACTACTTTCATTTAAACCTATCTCACCTCCATCTTTATTTATTTTATAACACAATAATTTCTTATCTTCTATTCTTAATATTATTTTATCACTCATAAAATATACAATATGTTGATTTATTTCTTCCTCAATTTTTTTAATATATAAATTTAATAATATTGAAGGATATTCATTCGTATTTATTATTTTAAGATATAATTCATGTATTATTTTATCTTCTTTTATATTATTAAACTCAATTATTTGTAAATTTAAGTTATCATTTAAATTATTATTTTCTAATAATAAATTTTCATAAATATTTAAATCTTTCTCTTTTAACTTTATTTCAGTTAATAATTCATTCTCTTTTATAATATTTATTTTGTTATTATAACACTCCAATTTTTTTTCTTTTATATTTAATTCTTTACTATTTATATTATTCATATTTTTTTGTTTTAAATATATTTCATATTTTTCTATATTATCTAATATTTTTTTTATATTATTCTTTTCTATTTCTTTTTTCTCATATATTGACTCTTTATCTTTTAATTCTTTTATTTTATTATTATATTCTATATTATTATTATATATATTTATTTCAGTCTTTAAAGTTAAATAATTCGTATATATAATGTTTATATTTTTTAAATTAACATTATTTAATAATCTTAATTTTTCTAAATTATTTAATAAATTATTTAACAATTCTTTATTTGTATTATATTCATTATTTTTAATATAATTATCTATATCTTTTATTAATTTATTTTTATAATAGTAAATATTATATAATTGTTCTTTTATATTTTCTTTTTTTATTATATTTTTCTCTTTTAAATTTTCAAACTCTTTTAGTTTAATTTGATTATTTTTATATTTTATATATTTATAATAATGTTCTAATTCTTCTTCAATTATCTTTTTATATTCTATAATATTATAAATATTCTCTTTATTAATATTAATTTTACAATTAATATCTTCTTCTTTTATTATTAAATTATTTAATAATTTGATATTATTCTCAATTATTTTATTTTTTTCATAAATAATTATTTCATTTTTTATAATATTATAATTTTCTTGATATTCAATAATTTTATTTTCAATATCTTTAATATTATCATTTAAAATTGACTTTTTAATTTCTAAATTATTTTTAATATTATATTTTAAATTATTCTCATATTTTAATATTTCAGTATTATAATTATTTATATTATTTAAAATTTCATTCTCTTTTTCAATATTAACATTTTTATTATTTAAATAATGATATAAATTATCTATATTATTTATTACAAATTCACTTTTTATATATTCTTCTTTTATTATTTCATTAAAAGATGAAATATCATAATTAATATTCAAATTATTTATTAATTTATTTTTATTTATTTCTTCTAATTCTTTATTTAAAATATTTAATTTACTTTTTAATACTTCATATTCTTCATTATTACTTATAATACATTCTTCTTTTTTTATTAAATCATATTTTAATAAATCATTATTAATTATTATTAATTCATTTTTATATGCATCTTTCTCTCTAAATAATTTTTTATTTGTTTCTATATTATTTATATCCACTCTTTTATTTTTATTATATATAGTATTCCGTAAATTATTATCTAATATATTTTCTATATTTTTAATGTAGCTTTTATAATTAATATAATCATTTTCATTTTTAATATTGACTATATTTAAAATAGATTCTATATTTCCTATTTTTTGTTTTTCCAGTATAATATCTTTTAATATACTTTCATTATGTTCTAACTCTTTATATTCATCATTCATATTTACTATTTTTATATTTTCTATATTTTTTACTACTGTTTTGAAATTTATTTTACTTTCAATATTCTTATTATATACACTATTAATTTTATTTAATAGTTCTTTATATATATTTTCATTATCTGAATTTATTAAAGTATTTTTATCAATTTTCTCTAAATGTTTTATTTTATTTATATTTATATTTAATATTTCTAATTCTTTTTCAATATTTAATAAATCTCTATTAATAGAATTTATTTCAATATTATGAGATATATCTAACTCATTTAAATCTAAAATTTTCGTTTTAAAATTTAAATTTTCAAGAATTTCATCATTATAAATATTATTTATGACTTCTAATTTTTCCTGATAAAAGTTATATTCTTTATCATTAATAATATTTGAAGTCATAATATAATTATTTATTATATATTCATACTCTATAATTTTATTTTCAATAATTTTAATTTTATCAATATTTTCTTTATAAGATAAAATTATTTCTTTTAAATTTAAATTATTAACATTAATATAAATTAATTCTTGTTTATCATATAATTTTATAATATCATTAATATCTATTTTTGATAATTCAGATTTTAAATCATTATATATTATTGAATATTTATTATAATCTTTTTGATTTAATAATAATTTATTTTCTTCAATATTATCAATATTTCTTAATAAAATAATTTCATTATTTAATAGTTTTAATTCTTCTTCTAATATACATAATTTTAATAAATTTTCTTTTTTATTATCTATATTAACTTCTTTAGTATCTTCTAATGGAATTATTTTTTTATTTAATAATATTATTTCATTTTCAATTTCTTTTTTATGTTTACTATTTATCATATTATTAGTATTTAGCATTTTATATTCTTCTAATAATTTATTTATTTCTACTTTTAATTGATTAATCATATTTATATCTATAACTTTAATATGCTTTTTCTTCTCTTGAATTTGACCTTCCAGTAAATTATAATCTTTACGTATTTGAGTTAATTTATTTTTTATATTTTTCTCAAATTCTATATATTTATTTAGTCCTAATAATTTTTCAAATTTTGTTAATCTTTGTATATCACTCGTTTTTACAAAATCATTTTTTTCATTATCATTTATTAATGATATATTTTTAAAATTTTCATTAGTATTAATTAATGATAATATATATTTATCAAAATCATTTTTATTAATTGATACTAACACACCATTTTTTTTTAATAAAATATTACCATATTCACTTTCATTAATTGTTTTATTATTTTTAATTCGTTTGTTATGTTTTATTTTATTTCTTTCAATTATATATTTATCATTATTTATTGTAAACCCAATATGTATATAATTATCGTTTATATTTTTCCTTGTATTTTTATTAATTACTTTATATAATGCATCAATATCACTTTTAACACCAAATAATCCAAATTGAATTAATTTTATTATTGAGGATTTACCAATCGTATTTTGGCCATTAATTATATACATACCATCTCTAAAATTAATTCTATTTATATCACCTGTTCCAAACTTTAATAAATTTTTGAACTCTATAAAATCTAATTCAAATTTATTTTCATTATTATTGGTTTCATAATCAATATGATTTTCATTATGTAATTTTATTATTTCTTTTATTATATTATCTGTTATTTCTCCTTTTATACATAATTCTAAACGCTCTTTATTTTCTAATATATATTTTCTTAATTCTTCATTTTCATTTAAAATATTAGAATTTTCTTTATTATTTATTAAATTATTTGTTAATAATATTTTTTTTTCTATATATGTTTCTTCTTTAATATTAATTGGACTAACATTTAAATCTTTTATAATTTTTTTTATAAAATCTACTGTATTTTTAACATTAATATTAATTTTAAATTTTAATTTCATATTTGGACATAAATCTTCCTTGTTTTCGTTATATAAATAGTAATTATCATCATTTAATATAATATTTACATATCCATAATCACTTTTTATATCATTAAAACTATGTGTATTATTTAACAAATCTAATAATACATAACCATGACCATTAATATTCTCGCCAAAATTCTTTTGAATTAATGAACCAGGATACCAAGCAGTATGTTCTTTATCTAAATATTGACGCTTATGAATATCACCTAATAAAGCATAATCATAATCACCAAAATCTTTTATAGATTTAATTTTTTCATCATCTTTAAAATCTAATGTTCTATTATGAAAATTATCTAATTTATCTTTTAATGTTCCTCTTACCATTCCATGATATAAACATATGTTATATTTATTTTTTTTTTCAATTACTGGATATATTTTATTATCTAATAAACTTGAAACATAAAAATCTATATTACCATATTGATAAATACCTGAATCTTGTAAATAATGAATATTATCATATGCTGAAATAGTTGGCTCAATATTATCATAAGAATCAATATTATTTAAATCTTTATCATGATTACCTAAAATTATAACTTTCTCACATTTTATATTTTCCATATATATTTGTAGTTTCCTTTGACAAGTTGCTGGATTTTTTAATTTATGGTCAAATATATCTCCTGTAATTATTAATATTTTACTTTTTGTATCAGTATTAATTATATATGCCAATTTACCAAATACATCATCAAAATGATAATAATCAGATTTATTAATATAAGGCTGTAAATGTGTATCACTTATATGATAAATATGCTCTATTACTTTATCAGATAATACCTTAGTAATTGAATAATCTTTAATTACATCATATACTTTCTCAGGTATCACATCCTCTTCAACAGCATTTTTTGTTAATTCTTTGGGATTATCATCTAAATTTTCTTCTTCTGGTAAATCATCCTCAGAATCTTCCTTTTGAATAGTCTCTTTAACTTCACTCTTTGATTTTACTCGCTGAGGAGGCATAAAAACCTGTTTATCAATTATAGAATTCTCTTCAGATTTCTCTGATTTACTATCACTTACAACAGCCTTTATTTTAGCCTTTGTTTTTCTTAAATTATAATTATCCTCATTAATAGTAATAGATTTACTATTTAAATAATTACATATATACTCTGCCAAATTTTGTTTATTGTTCTTATAAGTCGTATATTTAGGAATATGATTGTCCCTTGCTATTTCTAATAAAGTATCTTTCTTAAAATTATTAAAATATTCAACTGTATAAGGCATAACACTCTAACTATAAATTATATACTCAACGATATTTTTATTATATATAATTAAGGGCATTTTTTTTATATTAAAAATAAAAATGCCCTTAAACATAATAAATATTATTTATCAGGATAAAGGCTGACTTACGCTGACTTATGCAGTCGTATGAATAAGTATTAAATATTATTATTTTATTTTTTACATTAAATTATATTTAATTATTCTATGTTTATTACACATAATTATATCTATTTAAATCAATTTTATATATATTTATATATAATAGTATATATACATATTTATAAAAATATTATTTAAATAATATGGATATTGATATATTTGACAATATACATTATAAACTTAACAATAAAAATTACTATAATAAAATTTTAATAGAAAATAGAATTAAAGAAATTAATAACTATATAAAAGAAGTTCCAGGATTTAAATTATTTGATAATGAAGATATTAATAATTCTTGCTCTATTTGTTTAGATGAATTTGATAATAACGAATTTAATAGCACTGAATTAACTATTACACATAATTATAATACAAATGTTATACATAATCTTAATATTATGATATTACAATGTGGCCATTATTTCCATAATCATTGTATTTATGATTATTCAAAATCTAAATTAATGATACAATCTTGCCCTATTTGTAGAAATACATCTACTAATATATTGTCTAATATTATTAATGAATTTACATTATATAATCTTATCACTAACAATAAAATTATTACTAAATATACAGATAATATATTAATAGAATATGACGAAATTTCACATATTATACACAAATTTATTAATTACTTTATTGACTTAGAATGTATGAAATTATTTCAAAATGAAATATTTAATAAAACTAATAATAATAACAATGATAATGATATTTTAATGTATCACCTTTCAAATTATAAAAATATTCAAAATATCACTAATATTGAAGATATAATACAATTCATATATATTATTAGTAATAAATTAACTAATACACATAATATTAATATGTTCTTCAAAATATTCGATAATAATATACTTTCAAGCTCTAAATGGCTACAAATACAAAAATATATTATACAAAATATAACTCTTTATCAACTATTTACTATTATGCATAGTAATCATAATAAATTTTTTAATAATTTAATATATATTGAAGCTATATACTCTAATACATATATATATAATTTAAATATTATGGATAAGACATTTTATAATAAATATTATTCATATATTAATACATATTTGCAAAAAATTCAAAATACAAAAAATAGCTCCATAGTTTTAGAAAAACAAACTAATAATACTATATTACATACTATATCATCATCACTATTTAAGAATAACATATTTGAAACTATTATAAAATATAATATACATAATCAACTTAAAAATACTATGAATAATGATAAAGATATACCACTCACTAAATTTCTACATAATATTAATTTTATCAAACTTAATAATATTAATATAACTATCAATATTATTAAACAACTATCCAATAATGATATATTACTTAATACAGAACATAATCCACTTTTCATATTTATAACTTACTTAACATTACATAATTATAATATTAATACTATTAATCTTCAAAAACTTATTGATGTTATTAAAGCATTAATCGATACAGACGAAACAATACTTCTCAAAAAATTATATATCAATAAATACCCTATTATTATATATTATATTAACAATCTTTTCACTCAATTTAATAGCAATAACTTTATTAATAATATATATAATACCAATAATATTACTAAAAATAATGTTTCTTATCATTCAAAAATATTACAAACATTAATTGATAAAAAAGAAGCAGTTATGTCTCATAAATATGAATTTAATCAAACAGCATTACATTTAGCAATTATACAAAATTTTCCTGATTTCAAAATTTTAATCAATAAAAATAAATCAAATCTACTTAATAAAGATGACAATCTATATACTCCATTACATTATTTTATTCTAAATAATAAATACCAATATATCAATAATTATTACTTCAATTTACTTATTGATAATAAAAAACATATATTACAATCTTTTGATAATAATAATAATTCATTATTACATTTCTATTTACTTAATAGTGATTGTATTAAATTATCTATTATAAAAATATTAAAAAACTATAATAATAATATACTCTTTAAAGAAAATACTGATAATCTTATACCATTATATATATATTTAAATAAAAAAAATATATGTCTCACTATATTACAAGAACTTGTTGATACTGACAAGAAATTATTATATAAATATTGCGATAATGAAGCATATTCATTTAATAATGCTTTACAATTTTATTTAATTAACTGTAATAATATTGATATCAATATTATAATATATTTAACTAATAATTATAATAAAAATATTATTAATCATAAAAATAATTTATCACAAACATCATTACATATATATGTCGAAAGATATGCTAATAAAATACACTATAATAATTCTAAAAAATTTAATTATATCTTACAACAACTTATTAATAAGGACACAATTAATATAACAAATAATCAAGATTTATATCCATTGCAAATATACTTGTCTAAGTTTAAATATAATAATAATTTTAATAATAACAAATACAATTATAATGTTATACAATCTCTTATTGATTCTGATAAAAATGTTTTATACTATTTACATAATATACATAAATCACCATTATATATTTTTCTTAAATATTCATCTAATAGTATTAAAAATAATAGTTCTATTATCAAATTATTATCTAATAATTATGATAGACATTTATTATTATCTGGTAGAGATAATATTATACCAGCATTTGTATATATACAACATACAAAAAAAATATATAAATATATTTTAGAATTATTATTATGTCAATCTATCAATAATATTGATTCAATACCAAATATTATTATTCAGAATATGATAAAAACTAAAAAACTATTTTGATAAATATTTAACAAAATTAAATTTAGATGTCATCCCAAATAATGCATCCAATAATATTAATACACCTATTAATTGATAGTATTTATCTTCTTTAATAGATTTATATTTAATAATTATTAAAATTATTACTATTAATGTATATAATAAAATAAATCTTAAATAATTTTTCCATGTTAAAAAAGCACATAAGTAAAATTTATATATAAAACTCACTAATATTAAACTAAATATTATAAGTAATACAGTATTATAATTATGGAAATTTATTACAGATAATATAAATAATAAGCTTATTGATACTCTTAATATTATACATAATACATATAACCAATCTTTTAATTTGTTTGTTTCATATGCACATAATTTTTTATTTCCTTTAAACATATTTTTTTATTTTATAAATTTTATTTATAATTATTATTTATATAAAATATAAGAAAAAATTATATTTAAATTAATCAACTTGATACGAACAATATGGACCATTATTATAAATACACCTATACCCTATAACCCATCTATCAACTTTCCTTTGTCTAACAGAAGAAGTATGATATCTAATTTTCATGTTTTTATATTTAATATCCTTAAATCTACTTCCACGAATTGTTATCTTAATCATATAATATTTTAAACCATTTTTATTATTTAACTCATTTTTTATGATTTTCGGACCTAACATATCAATTCTTTTAATTATAATATTCGGGTAAATTAAACCTGATACATCTAATCTCGGTTTCTTCGGTTTATTTTCAACTAATGATAACAGTTTTAAATCTTTATAATGTGCAACCCAATAAATTATTGAATCATTATTATCCTTATATTTCCTAATTGTATCTCCATCTACTATCTCAATATAATTATTTTTTTCTAATTCGTTAATTAAATTTACTGGCGCATTATTATCTTTCATATACCTTATCAACTCATTACGCAATGTAGTATCATTGACAAAAGTTTCTAATTTAATACGATATCTATCAATAAAACTTAACCAATTTTCTTCAATATCATGTTTATATTTCTTCATTTTTTCATTATATTCTATATATATTCTTCTACATTTAGACAAATGCTCCTCAATATTATCTTTCTTATATTTAAGCTGGGATATATCTAATTCTATTAATTCTACATCAATCGCATTTAATACATCTATATCATTTACATTAATACATTGTAGATAACTAAATTGTTTATATATCCACTCTTTTATTATACTTTCTGATATATGCTGTTTATTAGTTAAATATGGAAAACCCTGAATTTCACCACTATCATCTATTCCAATATATATATCTAAATCCATACGCGAATTTAAACTAACAGATGTATATTTTGGTATATAACTACGCATATAATTATATATTGTATTCATTATAATTATCATTAATTTTTTTGTTATTTGTCCAGTATTCACTATATATGACATTTCATTTTCTGTTAATCCATTATTATTCTTTTTTTCATCACTCTTTATAATGTGAAAATTAGGACATACCTTCTTATATTCAATATCTAAATTTTCAGAAGATAACACTTCTCCCACATAATAAGTTTTTTTAAAAATATTAACAGACATTTTAGGATTTTCTGAATTTATAAAAATCCTAAAAATTTAATATTAATATATGCCAAAATAGCAAGAGTGTATATTACCAAATAGCAATAGTATATATATTTTACTTAATATTATTCATTTTTTTATATAAAGATTAGTATTATCATTATATAATAAATATATATTAATATTTTAGCCTTAATTATGTCTAATCAGCCTAAAGATATACCAAGTATTATTGACGCATCACCACAATTAATTAAAGATATAGCATTATATATTAAACGCAATTTTATTACTGAAGATTATATAGATAAAGACACATATTATGAAAAAATTTATCCACGATTTAAAAAAAAATATCCAACATTATATGATTTATCTTGCTCTAATGCTATCGAAATTGGGGAATTTAATAAAATGCTTTCTATTATCATTACTAAATTTCAACAACAACAAGACGGTGTTCTTGATAAACAAAAAAGCTCAGAACAAGTCGGCATTGCATTATTTAATCAATATGTTAAAACTAAAGAACATTTAATGAAAAAGACTGATAACTCTACTTAAAATTGTTAAGTATTACTAAGATAAATAATAAATCAATTTAAAGTTATTTTTATAATATATATATAATCTATATATTATTCCCTTTAAAAGTTAATATTACAATTAACATATATATAATATGATGTCATTATTCAAAAATATTAATATGGACGCTTTAAAACAATTTTTCTCTGAAAAAACATTCGATTTTAATATTTCTGTTGAAGATAATACAGCGCTTTTTCAATTAGCTAAAATTAATTCTACTGATAATGTATTTATTAAAACATTAGGCGGATGCAATATATTTAATATACTTTTACATAATCCTAATTGTATTTGCACTTATGATACTAATATATTCCATAATTTCTTACTTGAACTAAAAATTGCTTGTATTAAAGTTCTTAATTACGAACAATTTTATGATATATTTATCAATATGAATAGACTATATTTTGATGAATATAAAGCTTTTATATTCGCACATATGCAAACTGATGAAGCACGAAAATATATACAAGATAATATTAATATATTTGATAATTATTTATATTCAGGCAAATCAAGTATTCAATATGTTATTAATATTTTATTTGATATTTTAAATGAAAAATATCCAGAACTTAAAAAACAATTAGACAATTCATATCATAATAATGTTAATATTAATCATGAGTTAATTCGTAAAATTATTATTAATGATAGAGATATTATTGTTGATACTATCATTAAAGGTATGAAAATTAGTAGCTATTTATTATCAAAAGAACATTTAGTTATTATTGAAAATATTACTCCAGAATTTATATATGATAGAATTAATAATATATATAATAATCCTGATATATTAAATAATAATAAAATTATATATGCATATTTATATAGTAAATATTCCTCTAAAAAACTTCAACCATATATCTCATCTAAATCTGCATTTAATACTATTAAACAAAATATTAATAAAATCAAAATATTTGATGGAGAATTTAATATTGTTTCATATCAGTTAAGAAATTATAATATTAATAAAATAATATTAATTGATGATATCTTTCAATACTATAATCAAGATATGATTATAGATTGTATATATAAAAATAATAATAAAAATAATACATATATATTTTGGAAAGATAAATTAGATGACGCACAAATACACCCTCATATGAATTTTATTCATAAATATATAATTAATAGTAATGAATATTTTAAAATAGGATTGCCATGTGATAATTTACCAGTTAATAAGTATATTAAATGTGCTAAAATAATTTAATATATAATTATTCAATTATAAATTATAAAAAAAAAATATTTTTTTTATATATTATATTATATTATATTATATTATATTATATTATATTATATTATATTATATTATATTATATTATATTATATTTGTATATTTTTATTCAAATATATCACTAAATAATTTTTCAAATATATTATAATCTGTCAAATATACAAATCCTGTACATAACTGTCCTGGTCTTCCAACACGACCAATCTTTTGCAATATTACTTCAGTAGTCTCTTTTATAATATCATCCATTAATATTAAACTTTGAATCTTTAAATTTAATCCAAATGCTCCAGAACTATCTGATATATTATATGCTAAACTTCCATTATTTAAATCTTTAATATTCTTCATATAAAATAATCTATTACTCTCATTAATAGAACCTATACCTACTAATCTACATAATTCTTTTTCTTGACTTACATGTAATGTTGTATCTAAATCATAACTCCATTTTTCAATATGTGACTCCTTATCTCCTTTTTCTATACATAATAATGGAATTACATAATTAGTATTAGTTGTCGTCTTATCATTAATATTTAAAAATTCTTTTGTATTAATAATATACCTATTTTCAATTGGTAGTTTATTTATCGCAAATTTTTCATATATAGCTTGTCGTCTTGATGCAATATATGAATCATCTTCATTTTTTTTTAGTCGAATTTGTTCTGATTTTAAAGATAATAATCCCCTTTTTATATTATCTCTAACTGATTTTGTATATTTATCTAATTTATGATATAAATCATTAATATCTATTATATCATCTTTAACTAATTTATATTTATATATATTTTCATATACCTTTTCAATATTTGATGTACCAATTAATGAACCACCTGTAAATAATGTAGTATGTGTTTCTAATAATTCTTGATATAGATGTTGCTCTGTTTTTGTCCTGAGTTTATTAATTTTAAATAATTCTGTAATTATATCATCAGATACTTTATTATTCTTAATTAATCGTTTTATAAAATTAATTACTATATAAATTATATTATCCAATTTCATATCCATTATCGATAATTCATTCAAATTAAGTTCTATATCAAGTTCCTTATAATAATCTTTTTTTTTTAATAGTTTATTATATAAATCTATTAATACTTTCGGCGAAATAAACCTTTTATATATATTATCCATCTCTATTAATTGTGTTAACATATGTAATTGATGTTTATTTACACAATTAGTATATGGAGACAATATATATTGATTATCATCCCAGAAACTTGTTAATGTTGTTGTAATCTTTACATCTTTCATTTTAATAATATTTATATACTTATCTCTATCAATATATGAGTTTTTTTTCATGTATTTCCCAATCCTTTTTTCATTGATTAATCCATGCGAGGTTGCTGACATTAATATAGTAAGCTTCGGTAAATTATCTAATATATATAATAAATTACTATCAGAACCATCTGGTTCATCAATAATTAAGCTATAATTATACATATATAATTGTTTTTCTAAATTTTTTAAATGTTCATAATCGCGTTTATGATATGGCACAGTTAAAGATAATTCACTTGACTCATCATTATTTTTATTAATAAAATCTACTATAAATTGATTTTGAACTATATATATAATTGGCATAATATCATTTTTACAATGATATGACGGATTAACTATATAACTATGCTCACCTGTCTGTTCTATATATGCAAATGGAACACCACAACGATACATATTTGCTGCTGTTTGGTCTTTTACTGGTGGCTTAGAAATACAATAGAATATTGTATCCTTTTTACTATTTGAATTAATCAAATAGCTTAATGGCGCTACTAATGACGTTTTTCCACAACCAATACCCCATGGTAATATATATATACCTGTATAATCATTCTCTTCTAATTTATCTAATAAATATTCTTGTTCCTTATATAATTTAATATTATGTCTAAAATGATTTTTATAATGATTATTAAACATATAATGTGAATAATTATCTATTAATACATAATAATCAACTTTCTTTTCATAATATTCTAAAAATTTATTTAATTGTTCTTTAAAAGCTTCTTCTAATAAATCACTATTATCTTTATAACTATCTCTTACTGAAAATAATGAATTAAAGAATAGTGGAATATTTATATCTAAATCTTTTTGTTTTTTTATATATTTATAACTCTTGTTTACAAAATGCATATAATAAATAATAATATATTCAATTATTGATAAATAAACAATTTGATTATTCAATGAATCACATACTGGACTATCAAATAATAAACTATATAATTGTTCATATTGTTTATATTCTTCTCGCTCAATATTCTTTGATTTAATCTTGTCAGCCTTTTTTGTTGATTGGACTGACGAATTTGCTCTAACTAAATAATCATTTATATTTGAAGTTGTTTTAGGTAAAATCTTATTTTTTTTTTCAGTTTTGTCTTTTTTATCAATTTTTTCACATTCTTTTGCTAATAATATATGCCATGATTTAATTGTTTCTACACATTTTAAATATTCCATTTTTTTATCATTAGTTTTAATAATTAATGTTTTATGTCTATTTAATACAGCATTATATATCGACATATCCTCCGATTTAGACATTTCTTTAGTTAATAACCAACCATCTTTATCTGTAATTATTTTAGCATCAATATAATCTGCATTAATTCCTGGCTCTGTAATTATTGGGTTTTGAACATCTTCTATATCAATTTGTTCAATATCGCTCATTCCGATATATACACGATATTATAAACAATAATAATGGTATATAATTACTATATATAAACTGGCATTTTTTTTATATAAACATATATTCGCAATTCGGATTTTATGAATTTCTGAAAATCCGAATTTTGTAGAAATATTTCACCTTTACACCTCTATACTATTTCGATTAGACAGCCTATAAATCATATTATTATATAATATTATTTACCAAAAAAATAATTCTAACAAAAATCCTTACATATTACTCGATTTGGCTTCAACAACCTTAAACATATTAACTTGAAATTAATGAAATTGTAATATAAATGAAATATGTAAAAAACATTATTATTAATAATGTCCCAATTATATCAATATAATGATCATCTGTATCTTTATCCAACGAAAATACACGAGACGCAATCGCCTCTAACTCTTTTACCCTTATTTTATATGATGATTCATCACTTATTTTATATTTAAGATCAGCTGCTTGTTTTTTCAATTTTAATTCTTTCATTATTTTCTCAATATCTAATGTCTGAATATTATATCCTAATTCATATAATTTACTTTCCAATTCTTTTATATATTCTTTATCCTCATCAGCCTTTAACTTATATTTCTTAACTGTATCTTCCTCGTTTATTATAAATTTATGAAGATATAATATTTCATTTAAGCTTTGATATTCCTTATATGCTTCTTGTGTAATCGCCATCTTCTTAATAATCGCTAAAATTATTAAACCTATTATCATAAACATTGATAAATTTAACAATATTTTATCTATTGGTATGTTTTTTTCACTTATTATATTTCCTATCTCATTATCTAATTTTTTAGATTCTTTAAATAATGATATATATGATATATATATATTTTTACATATCTCACTATATTGTGGAATTTTATTTTTAATATCTATAACTTTTGTTTTACGTAAATCATCTTCTATATTTAAATTTTTTATTTTTTCACTTATTGATGTATTTAATATTCCTTTTTTTTCCGAAATTTTACTTAATCTTATAATATTTCTAACCACATCTTTAAATTCTTTTTTCGCATCAAATGACGCATATTGAGGTCCATCCCCCGCGGCCGCCGCGTCCGCATCCGCAGCAGCAGCCGCCGCATCCTCCCACTTCTCCTCCCACTTCTCTGCCCACGCTTTCGCGCGATCCTTCACATCCTTCGCCGCTGAATCCTCTATCATGGCCGACCCCAAGGCCGCCCCGAAGGCCGCAGCCGCTGCCTCCTTCGCCGTCGCCGCTGTCTCATCCGCCTCCTTCCGCAGGTCCTCAGCATTTTGATCTTTATTTTCATCATCATGATAAAACGTTTTGCCACCATCTGATAATTTTACAGTATATGATTCATTTGTTATTGTATTAAATATAATAACATTACTGTTCTTATTTTGTTTGTTTTTTGTGGGTATTAATGTTTCAGCAAATTTCAGATTAAAATCGTCTTCACTAAAAGACTTATTTAAATCTTCAACTGAAAAGTGACGAGCTATATAATCCTTCGGATTATCATCTCTATAAAGGTGATGATGGAATCCTAAATAAATGAATAATATATATTTATCATATAATTCATCTATCAGTTGAGAATTATTTAATATTTCCATTATTATAGATTTCGGATTATTTTCTAATACGGGAATATCTATAGGTTTAAATAAATATGAAAAATTATTATTAATTTTTAATCTTCCATCATCACTATCAATTTGTGGTTCATCTGTATAATCTGTCCAAATATCTCTATAAGAATTAATATCTGAATTTTTCTCTGGTAAACTTATATAACCTTCTGCGCTTTCAAAATAAAATATCTTTTGTCTATCTTCATCTCTTGTTATAATTTTATATTTATCATTCTGAAAAAGTTCTTTTAAATAATTTATATATTTAATCAATAAGGTTTTATATCCATCATTGTCTTGTATGTTTTTTAATTTTTCCCGAAAATCAGTTATTTTTTCATATATTTCTTTATATTTGTTATTTGGAATATTTATTATAAACGGATTTTGTTCGTCTGTAATTTCTATATGTTCATCTTTATTCAAATAAACATGTGATTTTAATATTGTAGTATAATTTTCTATTCCAAGATTTAAATTATTTTTTATCCCTTTAATTATTAAATTATATTTCTTATTTAATTCTACTATTTCATTATCTAAATTTGACTTATATGAAACAAATGTTAATAATATATATATTGGAATAAATGTCTTAAATGTATAATACATATATACATAATTACCAAATAACTCTCTAAATTGTCTTTCATACATATCAAATAAAGTTTTATCTTTTCTAAGTGATGAATCTATATAATTTGATGCTAAATCAATAAATTTCTTTATTGAAGCAGGTGGTGTTTGATTTATTAAATGATTGTAATCTTTCATGAATTCTGGCTTTAAATTATCTGCTAAGTTATTATATACATTGGTCAAAATTCTTTGCAATTTATCATGTTTAATTCGGGTAAATAATATTGCATTACCACCTGTCATAATAAAGTTAGATGATTTTCCTCCAGACATAACTGGTATTTTTTTTAAAAATGGATGTTCATTGTTTAATTTAAAATTAGATAAATTCACATTTCGTTTTTTCAAAGATGTTAATTTATTTGATATATTTATTTCTATTTTATTCTCAATTTTTTTTATTATTTTTTTTATATTTTTATCTTCTATATTATTTTTTATATTAGATAATATATCTAATAATTTTATATATATAGCTATATAATAATGAAGAGAATAATACTTATTGGTGCTATCTTTTGATTTTATTTTATCTATCTCAGGTATAAAAAATTCATTTTTTTCTTCTTCTTTTAATGAATTATCTTTCTTATATAGTTCAATAGTTTCAATTAAACCTATTAATCTATCAAATCTTGATAATGTTCCATCTATTTTCGTTTTATCTAAACTACTAAAATCAATTATACTAATATTACCAATTGATATACTTAATGATTCTATTATTTCAGTATTTGATTTTGATTTTCTTCCTAATTGAGTATTCTCTATAAAAGATTTAGCCAATATAGCATCTGTTCTTCCATATAAACTATTAAGTTTTGTTTTCATATTATTATATTCATTCATATGTTGTGCCATACGGGTTATTTTATCTTCTATTCTACCATCTAAATCTCTTGGTAATTCTAATTTTTTTTCTATCATAAATTTTATAATATTATTATATAAATGTTTAAATAAATCATCAAAAAATTTGTATACGTCTTGATCTGTTCTAATTTGTGTTGTGTCCAATTGTAAATTTTCATCAGCAGTTCTTGTGGCTGCGTTGGTAGATGTTAAATTATATAGTTTCTTAACTATATCTTTTAATTTTTTAAAATTATCATATACAGACTTCATATAATCTAAACTTAACAAATCTTTAAAAACTTTTAAAATATCTTCTATAAAAATTTTTTTTACTGTATCATTTGTTTGGTCTTTATATATATTAGATTCATCATAATCTTTATAAAATGTTTTAGGAAGTTCATTAATTAACTTATTTAATTCATCATTATTTGTATTCTCAGTCATGGAATTTAGATAAATGTTTATTTATTTTTTTAATTATTATTATTACTTGATATTATATTTTTATATTTATTTTTCTTTTTATATTATATATATAATTTAAAAATTATATTATCTTTATTTTTTCTTTATATCTATCTTTAATATATAATTTAATATAAGACTATTACATATATATGTATTTATAACATAATTAAAATATTTATAATTAATAATAAATATTTAAAAAAAATAATATTATTATAATGAATACCAATAACAATAATACTTATAATAATACCTCTAAATTTGTCATACATAAAATTAATGATAATCAATTCTATTTTAAAAACAATCCATTTGGCAAAATAATACATAACATTAACTTCTATGAAATAGAAAAATTTAATAACAATAATTTCAACCAAAACTTCTTCAATATTAACCCAATTGACACTATTATGTATGACAACTTAGAAACACTTAAATATAATAGTTCTATTAATGATGAATCTTTTTCCAGTCAATTCCATTGGGGACAGCTTAAGCTTCTCCTTTCGGAGATACAATTTTTAACTCGAGCTTTTCCAAAAAAAAATAAAGTAGATTTATCCAATTATACTCTTGTTTATGTTGGAGCAGCTCCTGGCAATCATATTAATATATTATTTGATTTATTTCCATCATTAAATTTTATATTAATTGATAAACGACCATTTAATAATAATATATTACGCGAAGCAAATCGTAATACTAAATCTAAATCTAAATCTTCACGAAAAATAACTATTATTAATAAATATTTAGATGAAACACTATCAAAAGAATTAAAAACTAAATTAGAACTTGAAGGCCAAGAAATAATATTAATATCTGATATTCGGTCATCATTATCTTATCCTGAAAATATTTTTTTAGAAAAAAGCAATTTATCTAAATTCACAAATATTGATAAAAAAGATTTCTCTAATCTTAATGAAAAAATATTTTCTCAACCTGAAATTAATAAATTTTTAAAAGAATATATTGTTGCAAATAAATTAGATAATCCACCTTCAAATATTGATAAATTACCATTCAATAAAAAAATAGAATATATGCATCTTTATCTTTGGAATAATATTATTATAAAAGATATGAACTTACAAAAAGAATTTGTTAATTTACTTACTCCAAAATTTTCCCTATTAAAATTTAGATTTCCATATGATATTATCAGTGATTTTGATTATTTTAATGGTTTTGTATTTTTACCAGTTTATGGACCAAAATATACGACAGAATGTCGTTTATATGTTGAAAGACAAGCTGGAAATGTATATGAAATGAAAAAATGGAAACCAATTATTCATGAACATAAAATGAACTATTTCAATCATGTAATTAGAAAACAATATTATTATCATATCTATGATAATATCACAGGAATAGACCATTGTTTTGATTGCTCCAGCAAAATACAAATTATCATTAATTATCTAAATAATTTTCAAAAAATATTACCATCTAAAGTTAATAGCACTGTTAAACAATATGTTAATAAATTTACTAATTATATTAATGATAATAATAAATTTAATTTATTACAAAAATATCTTAATAATTCATCATATAAATGGGCTATTAATAAAGAAAAGATTAAAAACCATCTTACTAAATTATCCAAATTTCTATTAATGTATGAACCATTTTATAAATATATAGTTATAAATAAAATATATCGTTTCTCAGATAATAAAGAATGGTTTTATCATAATAAAGTCGGATTTATTAAATGGATGAAAACATTATTTAAAAAAGAAATAATAGATAAAGAATATCATGATTTGTATAAAGACCAACAACGTCTTGTTGCTATGTATTTACAAAATAATACCCCATATAGAGGTTTATTACTATATCATTCATTAGGTGCAGGTAAATCAATCGCATCAATCGCTGCTGCTGAATTATTAATTAACCAAAAAGATGTAGTTGTTATGCTTCCAGCATCTTTGAAAAATAATTTTATTAATGAAATATTAAAAGGAGGTCATTTTCTCTATACACAGAAGAATAAATGGAAATTTTTTAAATTACATGAAATACAAAGCTATTATTTATTCTCCAATTTTATTGATTATAAATATATTGAAAAACATGAAGGATTATGGCTTCCATATAAAGAAGTAGATAAAGCTTTAAATAACTATATTATTGGAGGAGTAGATAATGCAGAGCAAATTCACATTAATACTGTTATTAAATCTAAAGCTCAAATTGCTAATAAAAAATCTATTATGAAACCAAGCAAATCTAAAATTAAGAAAACAATTAATAATATAAATTCTAAAAAATCAAATAGAATAATTAAAACTACTTCTAAACAACAAGATAATAGTAAATCAATTAAAGAAAATAATAATCATTTATTAAATATTGATAAAAAAATGGCTGAATTATTTAATAAAAAAGATTTTACTGAATTTGATGATTTAACTGATTCACAACAAACTTCGGTTTTAGAACAGCTTAAATATATAGTTAATAAAAGATATACATTTATTAAATATAATGGATTACAAACTAAAACACTTGAAAATGTTTTATGGGAAATTGATAATGATGGTAATAAACATAACGCCTTTGATAATAAAGTTATAATTATTGATGAAATTCATAATTTAATATCAAAAGTTCTTGGAACTGGTAAAATTGCACCACAAATTTATAATCAACTATTAAATGCTAATAATTGCAAAATTATATTACTATCTGGAACACCAATTATAAATCAACCATTTGAAATATCACTTTTAATTAATTTAATTAAAGGTTATACTAAATTATATACTATAGATTTTAAAATGTTAGATAATTTATCTGAAAAGGAAATAAAAGATACAATCCTATCATATAAGAGAATCAGCGAATGTTGGGTTAATATCAAAAATAATCAAATCAAATATACAATTACACCTGAAAATTTTATTATGAATGAAAATGGTTTATATACATATACAAATAATGATAAATATAATGATATTATATCTGAAAAATTAAAAGTTCTATTAGACGCAAAAGGTGTATATATAGATTTATTAACATTAGATAGTATTCCAACTTTACCATTGCCAATTAGTAAAGACGAATTTAATAGTCATTTTGTTGAAATAACACCTGATTATAATAGGATAACTAATACTAATATATTACTTAAACACTTTATTGGTGCAATATCATATTATGATATTAACGATAAATCTATTTTCCCTGAAATAAATAAAATTCATAAAATAGAAGTTGCAATGACTGATCTCCAATATGATACATATAAAAGAGTTCGTGAAGATGAAATTGAAAAGGAAATGAAAGCTCGTCAGTACTCTATTAGATTTGGAAAAGATAATCAAGATTTCAATGCAAGTAAAAATATATTTAAAGTATTTTCACGACAAATTTGCAATTTTATATTTCCACAAACATTTAAGCGTCCATATCCTTCAAATTATAATAGGGAAGTTATTGATGACGATGATAAAAAAGAAAATGATGATGGTGATTTAATATATGATGATATGGATAAACAAGTAATAGATAAAACTGTTTTAAAAGGAGGAGACAGTGATATAATTAAGAAATATAAGATTGATTTATTTAATATATTAAATAAATTAGTTAGTGATAAAAAATATTTGCGTTTAGATGGATTATTACCACAATTATCACCTAAATATACTGAAATTATTAAAAATATGGAAGAATCCAAAGGAACAGTTCTTGTATATTCAGATTTTAGACAAGTTGAAGGTATTGGATTACTTGAATTTGCATTAGAAGCTAATGAATATGCACATTTTAAAATTGAATATGTAGAAGGTATTTGGAAATTAAATACTAAAACAAATCCTAATATATTTGATAAAAAATATGATAATAAACGATTCTTTAATTATCCATTAGATAAAGAAGCAGCTCAAATTATGTTAGATATTTTTAATAGCAATTATGATAATATACCAATGGAATTACGTAGTGAAATCGAAGAAAAATTTGGATTTAAATATAATAAAAAAGAACAATATAACTTAAGAGGAAAATTAATTAAAACAATTATGATTACTCGTGCAGGGGCAGAAGGTATATCTTTATTAAATGTTAGACAAGTCCATTTAATGGAACCATATTGGAATAATATTAGAATCGACCAAGTTATTGGTCGTGCTCGTCGTTTGAAATCACATATGGACTTACCATTAGAAGAAAGAAATATTGAAGTATTTAAATATTATATTAAATTTACAGATGAGCAAAAACAAAAACCTGGAAAATTAAAATCATATGACCAAAATATGACAATTGATGAAATTATATTATCTATTGCTAATCGTAAATCTCAATTAAATAATACTATATTAGAATTATTAAAACAATCTGCTATAGATTGTGGTGTATTTAATCATTTATCACATATAAAATGTTATGAACCATCTTTAGCAAATAATAGTCTATTAGATACTTATGATATTAAACAACAAATAGCGAATGATAAAATTAATAATGGCAAAAATAAAATTAAACCAATTAAAAAAATACAAGTTGGCTCTGATACATTATATGTAAATGATAATAATATAGTATATAAAAAAGGAGTAAATGAATTTATAACATTTGGCAAATTATCTAAGAAAAAGAATGGAAAATTATTTATTAAAAAATTGAAATAAGTAATTCGGATTTTCAGAAATTCTGAAAATCCGAATTTCCTCTGAGTTTTCTATAGAAGTTATTGCGATTATTTTTATATTGAATATATTTTCATATTTAATTTTGAATTTAAATTTATTTTTATTTTTATCAGTAAATCATATAAGATATATTCGCATAAATTACTATAAATTTTCCAGAGTATAATATGCACATTTCGGATTTTCAGAAATTCTGAAAATCCGAATTTTATTTAATATAAAAAAAATATATTTTTATATTATTTTATACAATATTTCTTATATATTACCAAATTATTTATATAACACTCACAAAATGCAGTAGTAAATATCTTATTTGAATTATTATAACATATACTACAAGTAGAATTATTCAATGAATTCATATTTTTTATTATTGCTTATTTACATACTTTTGTAATGATACTCTATCACGATTCCCATTATATGATTCTTCCCACTTTTGTTTAGTATGATTATAAACATTTATATGTGGCACTGTAGATATTTTATTATCAATATAATCATTTTCATATTTATTTATATCGCTTGGGCGATTATTAATATCAATTCTTTTTACTTTTAAAGCATGTTTGTTTTTTTTAATATATGATTGAACTGCCGGCCACCCGTCTGGGTTTTCACTGAATTTAATACAATGACCACAATTATTCATCATAAAGTAATAGAGAGTTTTGCTATCTTTGCCACTATTTTTATTATTATTATTAGATCCTTCTACTGATTTGTTAGTCACCATATTTACTACTAATAATCCAATACCTAATAATGCAATCACAAATAAAATGCTTATAATAATAAATTTATATTTTTTAAATAAACCCATATTATTATAATAAAATATTTTTTATTTTTATATTATATAAAGATAATTTATTTATAATAGTTTATATAATTCTTAATTTATTTTTTAGTTATTTTTAATTATTATGAAAAACAATTCGTCCCTATATTCGTTAAATTCAATATCATCAAATAGCTTAATTGTTAATGATGCATCAGATACTTTACAATCATCTTGGAATTTATATTTTCATGACCCATTTAATAATAACTGGGATAAAAAATCATTCTATAATATATGTTCAATAAATACTATTAACGATTTTTGGGATACTTTTAATTCACTTAAAAAATTTATGTGTAATGGTATGTTCTTCATTATGAGAAACAATATTATTCCACTTTGGGAAGAAAATGATAATAAAGAAGGTGGGTATATTTCATATAAAATTCAAAATTCTTCTTTTATAGAAGAAATTGAAAAAATACTTATAATGTTATTAAGTGAAAAGACACTTAAATCACAATATGTTAACGATTATAATTTAATTAATGGTATGTCAATTAGTCCTAAAAAAAACTTTTCAATTGTCCGTATATGGCTTAGAAATATGAAATATAATGATTTAACTTATTATAATGTAGATTCTAATACTACATTTATTAAAAAACATATTCATAACGATTCTTAATTATTACTAATGTTCGTGATTGCATATATAAAATACTTCATCTTTGTTTCTATTTTCTATAACATTTTCTATTGTATATCCATGAATACAATAATGACTGTTATAAAAATTATCTATAATATATGTTTTATTTAAATTTTTATCATTTTTTTTTATCATATTTAATAATATATATAAATCTTCTTTTTCAAATTCTTTTGATAATTGATTTTTATTATTAAAATCAACTGATAAAATATATGTAAGAAATTCAGTTTTCATATCTTTAATTATTGTATTTAATGTTTTATATTGATTATTTATATCAATGATATTGATTTTCCTTTTAAAATGGCTAATTAAATCTGACGAAAAAGCAAATGTTCTATATATTGAGTTAATTTGTTCTTCTTGTTTATTATCATTATTTTTTTTTACTGTATTTAACATATTAAAAATATAAACTATTTAAACTATTATTTATATATAATATACTAAATTATATTTAAATAAGTATTACATTAAAATATCACAAAATGAGTATCAAATTAGACTCCATTTTATTTTATGTTAACTTCATCATATTCTTTATCTTATCTAATTTATATGCATTTTTAGATAAAATAACTTGTAATAATAATGCTATGAAATTATCATTTGATACATTATTAGGTGGTATCAAATATACTTTGCCAGAATTTAAATCACACATTATTAATAAAAAATATATGAATAATGAAAAAACTATATATGTTAGTCATCATTATTCATATTCAGATAGTATCACATTATTATTAGTATTAGGTCAATTAAATTTTGTCGCAAAAAATATACCATTAACATCAAATTTTATGTTGCAAGACTTTCTTAATTTAAAAACACTCGTATATCATTCATTTGGTATTAAACATTTTAATGTATATAATCAAAAATTAAATATAATAGTTATTGATAAAAAAAATGATGGAATTGGGGGATATGAAAAAATTAAAAAAGATATGATAGAACGACAAATGTCAAATGTATGGATATATCCGTCTGGAACATTTCCAGGAACCAAATTTAAAACAGGTGCATTTAGATTAGCCAAAGAATTAGGTTATAAAATATGTCCGGTTCAATTATATGGATTTAATGATTATGCTATTGATAAAAATTATATTAATAAAAAACAAGTAACTATACGATTTTTAGAACCATTTGATGTTGATGATATTGAAACTGCACGCGATTATTGTCAATCTATATTGGTTAAATAGCTAATAATATTACATATTCTTTTCGAATCTTACGCTTTAAGTATATAATACAAATTCGGATTTTCTGAATTTCTGAAAATCCGAATTTATATTATATATTATAATATAAAATTATATGAATTTATTACTTTAATAGTTTATTCAGTAATTCACTAAAATATTCATGATTATAACAATAATTTATTGTGTCATTGAATTCTTCTACTTTAGGTTTTATGAAAACGAATTAGCAACTTTTGCTAAACCAAAATATTAAAAAAAACAACAATAATATCATTATTTTTTATTTTTTATTTTTTCTTATTATATTATAATAATATATTTTTATTATGAATATTATTTTACTAAATTTAATATGAATAGTATTTTTATAATTTCAATAATAATTTTACTATTAATAATAAATATTATTTATTTCAGAGAAAAAACATTACAAAAAAAATGCCAATTACCCGAATATGCACCATATTTATGGAATAATCCAATATACCAAGAAAAAAATAATTGCTACTCTTATGCTATACAAAATAGAGATTCATCTCGTAAAACTAAATTATATCCAGGAGAATATTCAAATTTACCCAGAGTTAAACAACAAATGGATACATATACTTGTGATGTTTTCGAAAATAGACTATTCTTAGACTTACCAGGTATGTTTGTAACTGATTATGAATCTAAATGCCCTTGCGATTATTATAAAATAGCTATGGTATTAGATAATGATAAAAATAATAAAGATTTCCATTTCTATAGAGAAGATTCAAACGGATTATGGAGTCATAAACCTGGCTCTAATAAAGTTGTTCGCACTGACGCAAAGGGAAATATTATTAAAAATCCATTTACTGCTGACCGAAATTATGCTAAAAATAATGATAATGGATATAATTATAATGATACTTGCAATTTTTATTGCATACCATATAATCATTCTTTAAAAACATAATATATTATATAGAAATATATTTTTTAGATAATTATCTATACAGCTGGTTCAGATAGATTATTCTCTCTTTCCATTATAGAAATCTCATTTTTTAAGTTTTCTAACTCACTTCTTGTAATCACTCCAGATTGTTCATTATAAGTATTTGAACTTTCATTATAACTATTAACATTTTCATTATAATATGTTGAGTCTATTGGTTCTCTTGATTCAATTATTCTTTGTGGAGTTGGAGGATACATAGGTGTTTCTTGCATTGTCTGAACACCAGCTGGGGTGGCTGCTACTGGGGCTGCTGGACCAACTGCTGCGGCGGCTGCTGGACCAACTGCTGCGGCGGCCGCTGGGGTGGCTGCTACTGGGGCCGCTGGACCAACTGCTGCGGCGGCCGCTGGACCATCTGGCTCATATCCTTTTTCATCTCCTTTTCCATAATCCCATCCTTTTCCTTTTCCTTTTCCTTTTCCTTTGCCTTTGCTATAATCCCATCCTTTACCATCACCCTTTCCATAATCCCAGCCTTTACCATCAACCTTTCCATAATCCCAGCCTTTACCATCACCCTTTCCATAATCCCATCCTTTACCATCACCCTTTCCATAATCCCATCCTTTACCATCACCCTTTCCAGAATCTAATCCTTTACCAAATTCATTTATCATATCATTATTATCATTATTGTTTTGTTCTTTTAATCTTGTTATTTGTTTCATATTTTGTCTTATATTATTCTTTCCTTCGTCATTTTTTATACCTACTTCTTCTCTTAATCTTTGTTTTAAATTTTCATTCTCTTCTTCTAAATCATTTCCTATATCATTTTCTGGTATTATATTAGAATTAAAATTTTCACTTTCTTTTTGATTAACCATATTCATATTTGCTTCATTATATTCATTTGTATTTGTATTTAACTCATATTCTTTTCTTTCTAATTCTTCTATTTTTTTATCATAATCATTCCTTTTTACTTCTAAACTTGCCCGGCGTTGTTCTAATTCATATTTTTGTTTAGCTAATTCATCTTTCTCTCTATTTATTTCTTGTTTATCTAAACCTACTTTCTGTCTATCATCTATAACCATTTGACGTTTTTCTTCAATATCACGCTCTTTATCTTCTAATGCTCTTTCTCTTTCTTCTAATTCTTTTTCTTTTTCTTCTAATTCTAATTGTTTGTCTTCATCTATAATATTAGAAGATACTTCATTATTTTTATCTTTTAATTGTTGTTCTCTTAATTCTAAACGCTCTTTTAATTCTTCAATCTCAGAATCTTTTGAATTTAATATTCTTTTTAATGATTCAACTTCTTTTTCTAAATCTTTATTTTGATCATTTAATATTCCATTTTCATTTATAACATTATTCATTTTATCATTTGTATTTATTAATGTTTCAGATAAAACATTTGATGCAATATTAGTTGTAGCCTCGCATAATGTCTCACTATTCCATATAGATATTAACATTATACTTGAAATTAAACATAAAATACCAAATACATATAATATAATAAATACTAAACTTTCTGGAGCATTTATAATTATATCTTCCGGATTAGAATCAAGAAGATAGATTGATAAAGAATGACCTACTTGATAATATTGTGGTGTATATATTACACCAATATATTCTTTTTCATCATAACTATAGATAATTTCTGTTTCAATTTTCTTTAAAAACATAGACGAAGTTATATCATTGTTATTACTTTCTGATAATTTTGATGCACGAACAATCGCATTTACTTCTGTTCTATTATCTTTAAAATCAATTAGTTTCTTTTGATGTAAATAACCTTGATATATTAATACAATGCTAAGTATTAATAATACACAAGCAATTAATATATTTCTAAAACTACAATAATTCATTATTAATTATTTATTTTTTTTTTAATTATTATTTAATTATATATTTATTATTTATATTTAAAATATTTATACTTAATAATTAATCTATTATTATATGTAAAAAAAAATAATTATTTATTTATATAATTAGTATTTTTATTCTTTTTTCTTCTTTTTCAAGTATTTGTAATGCAGATTTATATGTTATGATTTCTTTTGATAATGTTTTCACTGGTTTATTTGATATATAATAGCTCTTATAAACTTTAAATTTTTTATCTTTTAATATTCTATATATAAAAATATTAGTATCTTTATTTTTACTCAATATATTATATAAATTCTTTGACATATTTAAAACTAATTTTCCGTTATAATCATACCAAGTAATGCTTCCATTCTTATAAGCGTGTTCTTCCAAATATTTTCTTAATGAAGAAAATAAACCAGCTATTAAAGCGACATACCAATTATCAGTCATATATACCGCTTTTATATCTTCTTTATTATTTACACTTTTAGCATCTAACGGTTTTGCTGGTCGCAATATTTTTAAATTATCTGTTGCAGAACCGTGATATAAATAATTCATTATTATTTATATTATTACTATATATTTATATTATTAAAATATAAATTTAAAAAAAATATTTTTTACAATTTTTAATAAAAAAAACACATATATAAGAAATCTGATATACATAAAGCAATTACACAAATCACTATAAATAAATAAAAAAACACATATATATAGAAAGCAATTATACAAATCGCTATAAATAATAAAACACATATATATACAAAAAGCAATTACACAAATCGCTATAAATAAATAATAAAACACATATATATACAGAAAGCAATTACACAAATCGCTATAAATAAATAATAAAATACATATATAAAAAATTTGCTATACAGAAAGCAATTACGCAAATCTCTATAAATATATAAATATATAAATCAATAAATAAATAAATAAATAAGAAACACATATAGTAAAAAAGTCAAATAATTAATATATTTTTATAATTTTATTACTTGTCTTACATACTCTAAATTTTTATATTTTTTATCCGAATCAATATATTCGAATTCATCTTTTTCAATTATAGATTTTTCAGATACAGTATCAATGTCTGTAATATTATCATTTATATGTTCATTTTCTTGGTTTTCTCCCACGTGTATATCTGATTGTTTTTGCTTGTGAATGTCGCTTATTGTATAGGTTTCACCCTCTAATATATCTATTACGTTCTGTCCGTTTTGTGATTGTTCTAATTTCAAATATAATCTTTTCCAATTATTATTTAAATCTTTATAATTATGGTAAATACCACTATTATCTTTATAATAACCTAAGGCATCAATCTTTCTTTTATAATAATTTTGTGCATTTTTAGAAAGAGAACCAATATATTTTTTATCTATATATCTATTTTGACATAAATAAGTCTCTATTAAATTCATATTATTTCTTAGTAATGCTAAGATTAATCTATATACACTTTTTTTATTTTTTTTAACTATATTTTCTAATATATTTTTATCTAACATTTTTAATATTTCATTATCTTTTACAACTTCACAATATAACAGTTCCGATAATATACTTACTATTCCCAGTTTTTTATCTACACTTTTATTTTCTGATGGCAACCATTTAGCACATAAGCTAATCTTAGTTTTATTTAAATCTTTTAAATCAGTTATTATTTGTCTTATTAATATATTATTTATAATATTTCTTATACTATTTATTTTTTCATTATATCTTTGATTATTTTTTATACTAAATATATCATTAATATTTTTATTATCATAGAATATTAACCAATCATCCCATCTACCAATTTTAGATAAGTATTTATATATAATTTCTTGCATATTTAATTCTTGATTATCATTTTTAATTAATGTATAATAAAATAAAATATTACTTATATCTTTCAGATTATTATTTTTATTAGCTCTTATATAAAATATAACTTTTAATATATCTATATAGTCATTATTTTTAATACAATTATCTATTAATTCTTTTAATATTAATTTATTATTATTTAATATATCTTTAGTATAATATTCATTTATATTAATTAATGTATCTATAAAATTTTTATTATTATTTTCACCTGTTAAACTTTTAAAAAATTTAAACATCTATTAATTTTTATATCCTATCTACTTAATTATTATAATAATAGTTTTATATCAATATTACAAAATCAAAATTATTTATAATTTTTAATTTATAATTTATAATTTTTAATTTATAATTTATAATTTATAATTTATAATTTATAATTTATAATTTTTAATTTATAATTTTTAATTTTTAATTTTTAATTTTTAATTTTAATTTTTACAATTTATTATATTATATGCAAAAATAATCTATACAAATTACTTTTTGCAGTTAATTAAATCTAAAAATATTTAATATTATTTAAGTAGCTAAGTAATCTATACAAATTACTTTTTATTATAATAAAAGATTTTTTTTTTATTAATTATTATAATTTATTATATATTATATGCTAAAGTAATCATATACAAATTACTTTTTACAGTTAATTAAATCTAAAAATATTTAATATTATTTAAGTAGCTAAGTAATTTATACAAATTACTTTTTATTATAATAAAAGATTTTTTTTATATTTAATTATATAAATATATAAAAAAATCTTTAAATTAAAAAAAATATTATATGTAATTAATTATATTTAACATGTTATAACACGCTCATTTATTTTTTTACTTTTAGTTTTATATGTTCTTTTTTTTTATTTATCCAATTTCTTTTTATATAAGTAATTAAGCTTTCTTCTTTGAAGGAGATTTAACAATCTTAAGCTTATTTGTAGTAATATATTGTTGGATATTAAATTTTTCGTCAACTGTATCTTGCTTATCCATAGTTCCAAGATGTCTCCAAACACTCGCTGCTTGACGCATCAAATCATTTTGTTCAAAATCCTTAAATGAATTCTTTAACACTGGAATCGCAAACTTAATAAACTTATTATATTTCGACATCCCTTTGTTAGTGTTCTTCTTTACACCCTTCGCCTTCTTCTTTGTTGATAGACGCGCAAGGTCCTTGTTATATTTCTCATTTACAAATTTAAGAAAATCTTCCTTTGATACTGTCTTACCAGTAAATGCTTCAGTCATATCATCACGCAGTTCTGAAATAAATTGTTGCTTAATTTGAAGTGCATAAAAGTTATTGCAATTCCGAAGTTGTGTTTGAAGACTGCGGTTGATTGTTCCTTGGTTCTTGTTTTCAGTAAAAATAGTCATTTTAGAATAATTAAATTTAAATAAATATATATTATTTTTTATATTAATATATTGAATTATCTTTAAATACTTTTATTTTTATCTTTTAATTATTTTCAAAAATAATATAATTAATAATAAAAAAATATATAATTAATAATAAAACATAATTTAAAAAAATATATATATATAATTATGGCAAATATACAGCAAAATTTGAAAAAACAAATTCTAAATCTTGAAATTGCAAATTATGGTGATAAGAGAATAGAGTTTAATGTTTTATATGCATTCGGCTATATGCCGTATCATGAAGAAATATCAAAAATTCTTAATGATAATCCTGAAAAAACATATAGAGATTCAAATGGTCAAACAAGAACATATTCAAATGATATAAAAGAACTAGAACATATTCGATATACTTATCTGGAGTCAAGATACGGTGTTTTACGCAATAATGCAATTTCCAGATTTTCTACGGAAGAAATTATTCAATATAGTAATCACTTACAATATAAAATTAATGTGTTAAAAGAAATATTAGGAGAAAATGAAATCTCTGAAATAATACAAAACAAAAATAAAGAACATAAAAAAGTTATGATAGAAGAATTAAATAAAGATATACTGACTCAAGAACAAATTATAAAGGAAGCACAGCAGAGACAACAGGAGATTAGACAACGCATAAGAAATTTACAAGCACAACTAAATGTAGAATCAAAACAAGAAGGCGGAAAAAAAAAATCTAAATCAACACCTAAACCTAAATCAACACCTAAACCTAAATCTAAATCAACACCTAAACCTAAACCTAAATCAACACCTAAACCTAAAAAATAAATAATTATTTATTTTTTATCAAAAAATAATTTTTTTAACTTATATAAAATTTATTTATATTCACTTCTTCGATTTTGCTTTCGAAGCAGATGCTGACGCTGCTGGTGCTGCTGATGTAGCTGCTTCACCACCCTTTACAGATATCGCACTTTCAAGTTCCGGAAGACCCTTGATATCCTTAAGTAGCAAACTTTCAACTTTTTCACGGTCACTCTTATCAAAGTTATTATCTTCTTTTAGATGTGTCCAAATTTTTCCACAATCCTTCATAAGAATATTCTTATCCGCTTGTGGATATTTCTTCTTAAGTTGCTGAATCATTGACTTAACAAATACATTGTAGATTGTTGCAGGACGCTTCACCGGAGACTTTTGCTTTGTTGTCTTCTCCTCCATATCATTAAGACTGTCAGCAATAGTCTCTTCGAGAACATCAAGTGTCTTCATTAAATCTTCAACTGATACTTCATCTGTTCTATCAAATGCACCATATACATTGTTAATTACTTCACTCTTATGAAGTGCAAATACCTTATCAAGATAGACTTTACGAATGTTTGTTCCACGAGTTGCAGTTGTCATTTTAATAAAATAATAAAAAGATAAACTTAATAAAATATATTATTTTTAATTATATATATGATATTGTCTTTATATCCTTTTATTTTTTTATTTTTTATCATTTAAATATATACAAAATATAAAAAATAAAAAATTATAAAAAAATAATATATTTATTTATCTTTATATCCTTTTATTTTTTTTATTATTTTTTTCATTACACCTTTGTGAAATTTATATTTTTTACTATATAAACGCTAATCAACTATAAATTAAATAATAATAATAAATTTTAATTTTATTTATTTAATATGACAGTTTTCGATATTAATAAAGCACTTATAAAATCATTCTCTCATATATATTATAATGACGAAAATAATATAGAATTTCTCCATAACAACAACGAATTAAATATTCTTTATCAAAATATTAAAGTTAAATTTAGCAAAAATAAAACTATCAACAAAGATAATATACAAGACGAAATTTTAAAAACTGAAGAATATTCAAACTTTATTAAACAACAATTCACTATGTATTTTATTAATTCATTTAATATTACTAATAATGATTTAAATTTAATAACATATAATTATATAAATAATGTCTTCCAATCACTTAATATTAAACATACCAAATATTATAATATTAATTTTCAACATAGCATTCTTAATAATAAAATTATAAATAACGATTGGACTTCTATATGTAAGTTATTATCTTATGAAATATTTAATAATACTCAATTACCTATTAATATTACTCTTATTTATAATATAATAACCAATAAAACATATAATAGTAATTACACAAAAATTATATATGGACTGGCCTTATCACAACTTTATCACCATATATATACACTAAATAATTTACAATTTGTCGATTTTTTTATTCACTTTATAAATATTATGCTTACTAATTCAAAACATCACTTACAAATAAATTCTATTGATTATACTAACTATCTTGAATTATTAAATACTTCTAAACAACCAAATATTTGTGAAAAAATTAATCAATTTATAGAACAAATTATTAATAATGAAGATGATACATTAATAAATAAAATTTTTAACTCAAAATATTCAAATATATTAGATAAACCACTTGCATATATACAAACAATAAAAACACAATGGAAAATTATATATAATTATGATATTTCATCATTTAAACTATATCAGATAATGATAAATAATATTAATAATGATTTTAACCAATTTAATACATTATTTAATAATAATCTATATACTAATCCACTATTTTCATTAATTAAACATTTATTCGCTAATAAATTTAATAGAGATATTAACTTATATGAATTATCTAAATATTACCAATCATTCTTATTTATAATATATAATAATCTATCAAAAGAACAATTATTTAAATATATGAATAACAATTTAGATACTAATAATGAAGAATTTAATAATTTCTCAAATAATAAATATATTAATAATTATTATAATTATAATCAATCAGAATTTACTAATATACCTATACACACCGAAAAAATACTTGATAATAAAAAAATAACAGAAAATGACACAAAAAATACAGCTATTTTAGCAGATAATGACGATATTTCTGATAAACATATTAATGAAATTAATAATGAATTAAAAGAATATAACACACAGCAAAAAATAAATAAATATTCTACTAATATTATTGAACAAAATATTAATAATATTAATATTATATATCAATCTATTGATTATAATCAAAATTTAATAATAGAACTATCTAATTTTATTGAAAATATATATAATATACAAGAAACAACATTTAATCAAATTAATAAAATATATAAAGAATATTTACTTATTGAATTAGATTTAAACACATATTACAATAAATATTTATATATTATTGAAAATAATAACTATAAAAGTATATTTATTGATAGATTTATTAATAGCTCAATCTATAAACATAATATTTATAAATTAATTGAAAAAGTATTTATAGAATATTATGAATTAACATTGGACCAAAATGATACTGAATATCTATTTAATATTATATATAATAAAAAATTACCTAGCATTGAAACAAATGATTTAAGAGATATTATATCTAAATTTAAATTAGATACTGATAATCATTATGATATTACTTTAAAAGTATATAATAAAATTCTTGAACGACAACCAGATATTAATGAAGTATATTACTATAAACATTTATTTAGAAATAATGATGATTTAGAAAAATCTACTACAATATTACATGATAATTTATATGACAATATTGAATATAATGAAATACTTAAAAAACATATCAAAAATATATATAAAAAAATTAAAAATAATGATATATTACCAAGCATATTATATAAAATATTAAATTCAATATCCAATGATAATGAAATTAAAAAAGATATTACTTTAATTGAAAAATATATTAGACAATTAGATAATATATCATTCTCAATTTAATTAAATAATAATAATATATTATCCAATTGTCTACTATGCACCTATTTTTTTGCAATTAATCTATTTCATTAAAATAGTATCTCATTTTTTTCTTCAATAAATTTTTTGTGTGGACCGGTAGATTTTATATCAGTAAATAATAAAATATTTTCTATAATTATAAATATACATAATAAAAATATTATAAGAATATATAAATTTGCAATAATTGTATAATTGACCCACTGAAAGAAATTTGTTAATAAGCCTTGTACAACTAATACAACTATAATCCATAAAATTATTTTCTCAAATAATTCGATTTTATAGCTTTTATTTTCATCTTGTTCTACTAGTGCTAAGAAAGGATTATCTTCAACTAAATCCTTTAAATTTGATATAGTTAGTAATAATGCAGTTATTAATATAATAACTATTATGAATATTATAATTTTACTATATCCGGGATATTCATCTATTAAGATAAGGGATTTTTCTATCCCAGTTTTATGACCTTCTATTATATACATGAATAACTTCTTAAATTTTTCTATAATAAAGTCTGGCATTTTTGTTAATTCTATTATCATGAAATTTATTGATGACCATATAGTTTGTTCGCTAAATAATCCTGCACTAATATTTCTTATTATATAAATTACAATTGAAACTAAGATTAACACAATAAAAATATTAATTATATTTATTATTAATTGTTTATTTTCTTTCTTAACATTTAATTCATATGTTATTAATGGTTCATATTTTTTTTCAAATGAATCTTTTATTTTTTCTAATTTACATAATTCATCAAATATATCTTTTAAATTTTTCTCATTAATTATACTCTCAAATACATCATGATTTACATATGACATGCTTTGATTTATTTCTATATTCAATTTCAATTTACTATTACACTCAAATGACGCATTATTTTTAATTGTAATAAATATATCATCTAATAATCGTTTGTAATTTTTTAATATTCGTTCTTTATCTATATTTTCTCTTTTATATACTGTCAACATTTCAATAAAACTTCTATATATTTGCTCTTTTGATATTAATTGTAAATTTTCAATATTAGTCGTTTCTAAACTAACAATCACTGTATCAATAGATTTTGCATAATATTCATAAATATATTTACTAAATTTATAATTATTAAATTTATTTGCCTTAATCAATTTTAAATCATCTTCTTTAAATGGTCTATTTGTAATCATATTATTAAATAAATTAATTTCTGGAATAATCATTGCTTTGAAATATTCTATTTTTTTATTAGTTTCTCTATCACCTCTTGATTCTTCTATATTATATGCATTTTTTGATTCTTTAATTAATTTTTCAGCTTCTCTAATATCTATTAAATTATCTAATTCATTGCTATTCTCATAATATATTTTATTAAGAATATCTAAATTATCTAATATTGTATCAATTTCCTTTAATACCTCTTTTGAATAATATTGACTAATCTCAATAAATGGTGCTAGTTGTTTACTAGAAATATTTTGAATTATTGCTTTAGCTAATAACTTATAATTAAGTAAATCTATTCGTAAATAATTTTCTAATGCATATGACAATGAATTAATTGAAATATCGTCTAAAGTATTATTTTTACAAATTTCCGTTCTTAATAGTTCATAATTCTTATCATTTGAGTTTATACCATATTTTATATATTGAGACACATTATCATCATCATCATATTGTACTTTAATATTCATATCTAATTTATTGAAATTATTAATAAAATTATTAATATTCATACGAATATTATATAATTTATAAATATTTGTATTGGTTAATTCATCAATTAATAATGTTGATTTTTCAGTAATTTCAATATTTCCGAAATTATATGTTTTGTTTTCTAAATAATTTTTATTTTTATAATCTTTGAAATTAGCTATATAGTGTTTATTAAGATATTCATTATAATTGAAATAAAATACTTTAAATATTTCTTTTAATTCATTTGTATAAATTATCTCGTTTTTATATTTATTATTATCTTTTGATAATAATAGCTTAGAATTTTCTATATTTTCAATAATATCAGCAGAACTATTAATTAAACTTTCCTTTTGTTGTATTGTATAAATTTCTTCTATATCAGTTTGTAATTTATATAGTTTGTCTTGTAATTCACAGTAATTATCATCACGCAATATACCATATACACTATCAATCTTATGATTTTCTAAATCTGCTTTATATAATATATTAAATTTACTTCTGACATTGTCATAACTTGAATCTATTTGTTTTTGTTGTTTAATTATATTAATTAAATGATTTTTATTATCTAATTCGTATTCATTTTTTTTTATATAATTATCAAATAAATATTCTATTATTAGATAAAAAATAATCCCAAATAAAATAATATATAGCATTATGCTTATTAAATTTTTATTTGCACCATTTGTATCTATATTTGATAAATTCAACATAATTACAAATAGTAAGATATATATTAATCCTTTAAAGCTATTAATAATAGTATTAATAAATGATTTATCTTTTAATATATATTCTGGTTTATTTTGATTAGATGATTGATTATATTCTAAATATTTATTATCATATTTTTTAATTTTTCGATTATAAAATGATAAAAATACTCTATCAATATTTAGATTAAATTTAGCTGTTAAATACATAAAAAGGTTAAAATATATAAAGCAAAATACTATAATTTTTCTAAAATTATTAACAGAAAAGAATCCATAATTAGATTTTTCAGGTTGTAAAGAGAGAATATAAATAATAATAGTTATAATTAGAATTTGAAAATAGGATTTCAGTTTTTTTCCATCAAGTAATGAAACATATGTATTATAAATATCATATACATTTAATTCATCTCTAATTATATTACTATATTTAATATCTATTTGTTCCATTTTTTATTATTAATTGTTTAATTTTTAACTTTATTATTTATAACTAATTTTATATTTCTTATTAAAAATATATTATTAAATTTTTATAATATTATTATTTAATAATAAATAAATATACTTAATAAATAATAGACTAAATAATTATTATTTAATAATAAATAAATATACTTAATAAATAATAGACTAAATAATTATGATTTATACACCCGCGTATATTTTCTCATTAATATTTTTAATAATTCTTCTATCAATTTTTGCATATTTTACATATAATATTATATTTCACTTATCAGAATATTCAGCAATTAAAAATAAATATACAAATATAATAAATGATAATTATGTCATTGATAATCCATATGATATAGAAAATATAGACTCATTAAATACTAAACTAATTAATGAATTTGAAAATAAAGATAAAATAATCTTTGAAAAAAATGAAAATAAACAATTACGCGATTTACTCGCATTTAAATATAAGGTTGATTCTTCTCGTATTGATAATGTAAATCATACTATAGATATTAAAAATATAGATAATCCATCAGATAAAGCATTGGCAGTTATGCGCAATAAAATTAATGCATCATCTTTAGACCCAAATTATGATAATTATGAATCTACTATTGAAAAACCTAATAATCATGGCTTATCTGTTATTAAAAATATAACTAATCCCAATTATTATCTTGTTAATCCTCTTGATAAATTAGATAATAAGGAAATAATGAATGTCAATATCGGTGATGATATAAATCTTAATAAAATTATTTATGATAAAGTTAAAACAATTGTTAGAGAAGAACTTGGACGAACTGAAGGGAGTAGCAACAGTTAATAATAAGAGTATATACAAATAATTATAACTAACTGTTGCTAACATATTACCTATACAACAAATTTACAAATAAACACACTCAATTCAGTAAATATATATTTGCATAATCTTTCTTATTTTTATTCCATATTTTATGTAATGTAGTAAAATTTTGCTTTTCTTTATATCTTATACAACAAATATAATTATAAATATATTTATACATTTTATTATTATTATATAAGAAAAAATATGTAAATTAAGAACATAAATATATACATCCTATTAATTTTTCTGTTTCAGATTCTTCATTCCAATTTACACTATCAATTGTTTTAGCAACTGTATAATTTCTTAATATATCATCATCTTGCTTCATTGCACATCCACAATAACAACTAACTAAAAAATCTCCAATTTCTAAATCACCATTATGAGAACATACTTTAATACCTCCTTCGCCAATACCATTAACATTATGACATATATTTTCACTATCAAATTTTGTAGTATTATTTGTATAAATACCAATAATTTTTTTACTTTTTATTGTATTGCAAAGTTTAACATAAAAAATATTATCATTAATTGTGTCTAATGATGTTGATTCAATTTCAAGAAGTTTCCCAATATCATTTGATGTAATATTTGAATTATATTCGCAAAGATGTGCTCCTGTAAATGTTCCGAAAGGTCTATTACCACTTATTGTTCCAGTTGGTAACTCTACTTCAAATCTAATATGATTACCGGCTAGCATAAAAATGGTATTACTTTGTTGACCAGTGAAGTTTGCAACATTTCCTGCTACAAGTTGTATAGAATTATATGATTTACCTGTATTACTCATAGTTCCACCAGCACACATTCTAATAGATTTATAAGTATATCCATTACTACCTGGATTATTAGAATATGTTAAAATATTTCCACCTGCATTTACTAAATACGAATCTACAACTTCATTATTTGGAGCATAAATTCCACCAGTATTTACTAAATAAAAGTTTATTGCTGTTTTTTGCGGTGGTGTATAACTTCCACCAGTATTTTGAATAATAGAACTATCCGTATAACCCCAAGGAATATTAAATATTGGACTACCAACATTTAAATAAATAACCTTTGACTCTAAATAAATTGGATATGTACTACCACTATTTATATGTAATCCAAAAGTTAGAGTATCAGATGATGGATAACCAGAATATATTTCGGCACCACCATCTATAAAAGTTATTTTTTTAGCTGCTTTCATATTTAAACCATTATTGTTAATTTCGGCTATTACGATTGCATCAATATCAAAATCAATTTGCTGATCTGAATTAAAATACATTGTTCCAGAACGAATACCTATATGATAATCATTTGATTCAAATCCTCCACCATATAATGATATTTTTCCTACAACTGAATCTGTAAAAATTATTTGTTTATTAGATGCCATAGTTAAATTTCCGCTAATAGTTCCACCCGATTTATCTAATTTACCTGATTGTAAAGTACTTATATCACTTTCAATAGTTTGTATATGAGGATTTGTTATAGTTCCATCATTAGCCATTTGAAATGTAACTGTATCACTATTATTCGCTATAAAAAATTGTCCTGTATCTCCGCAGCCTATTTTGACTGGGTCATTATTATAATTATACATTTGAATTCCGACACCTCCTGGACTTGATTTTTTATATAATTTAAGGGCTTCAAAGTCGTTTGAACTTTCAACAATAACCTGCGTTCTGATATTTAAACTATTACTTTTAAAACTATATACTCCTTGATTTGTATTAAAATCAAAATCTATTTTAGCATTAGAAGGAACACTAAAATATAATGTTCCACCCCTTATTCCTGAAAAGTAATCTTCACTCACGTTAAAAGCTCCTCCATAATAAGAAATTTTACCACTCCCTTCAGTTTTAAATACTATATTATCAACATTATATATATTATTATTATTCATATTTATATTAGATGCCATAGTTAAACCATTATTGTTAATTTCGGCTATTCCTGATACATCTATAGAAGCTGCGTTTATTGAAGATGTATATAAAGGACACAAAATCGTTACATTTTTATTGATTTGCATTCTTGTATAATATCCTTCTCTTATATAAATATTTTGGTCTAATCCAGCATCTAAATAAAAAGTTTTGTTTGTATTAATTTGCATATACCACGGAGTCCTGTGTATATATTGTGCTGAATCAAAATAAATTGTGCTTAAATTATTCATATATTTCCCTTGTAAATCTACATTTTCATAAAAATATATGAAGTCATAAAATCCGTTAAATGACGCAATAGTATGGTCGTAAATATTTGTGCCATTGTTATTCTTTGTTAATATAAAGTCCATTGCGTAAGTATGTCCTTTAAATGAAACTCTATCTGTATTAGTTGGGTTAATTTCAATACCGAACGAATATACTGAATCGTAGAAATCTATTTTATTAACATTTGATAAGTCTCTATTATTCATATTTAAATTATCATAAGCATATATTCCAGATGTGCCCGCATAAAATTTCTCCGTTGTTCCGGACTTTAATAATATACCCCCATTTGAATCCGATTGAATAATAAAATTACCACCTTGTGTATTGTTTTCAATACTATTAATATTTGATATATTATTACCACCCATATTCAAAGTTCCGGTCATAGCTGTGTCTCCTGATAATTTTAAATATGTATCATTTTGAAGGTTTGATATATCGGAAGATAGTGCTAAACTATTCCAACTTCCATTATAAAATTGTAAATTCCCATTATTATAGCGAATTAACCCATCTGCTACAAAAGTATTTACTGTATGAGGTATAATTAGATGAGCTTCCGAATCAAAAGTTAATTTTGAATTCATAATTGTTACATTAGCATCATTAATTTGCATTCTTACATTCTCACCAGTTCTAAGTTTTATATTACTATTTGTTGATGATGATAACAATAAATCTTGTTCAGATTTGATTTGTTCTTGGATAATGACTTCATTAGAAAAAGTGGTAATTCCTGATACATTTAAATTAGATTTTGCGGTTATTGTATCTTTAACTGTTAATGTATTAGATATTTCAGTGGCTCCAGATAAATATGATGTTGTTCCTACTTCTAAATTTGATAATGTTGTAATTTTATCTTTAACTGTTAATGTATTAGATATATCAGTTGCTCCAAATAAATAAGATGTTGTTCCTACTTCTAAATTAGCTTGTGTAGTTATTTTATCTTTAACTGTTAATGTATTAGATATATCAGTTGCTCCAAATAAATAAGATGTTGTTCCTACTTCTAAATTTGATAATGTTGTAATTTTATCTTTAACTGTTAATGTATTA